GTTGGCTTTTCACCAAGAAAATCTACATTAATCTGGGCAAATTGATTTATAATTGATAAACTAGCTATATACTCTCTTATTTGTGTAATCATCTTATCCCATCCTAATGTAGTTTTCTAAATCTTTTTGCAACTGAGAACTTTCTGCGGATAACATACGTTTATCCCAAAATTTACCCCTAATACCTGACCCTTTATTTGTATAATATTGTTTTCGAGCGTAAGGAACTAAATATGTAATGCTATCAGCTCTAATATCCACAGTATCTCTTAATGTTCCTGTTTTCATTGGGACATATTTACTCATTCTTCTATAAAATTCATTAGCTAAAAATAACTGAGCCCTACCATTTACATTAATCCCCAATCGCCTTTCAATAATATCTACAGTATTTAATTCAACAGTGATTTTCATCATGCACCTCTAATGTAGATATGTTGCATGTTTGGACTACCATAAAAGTTTTCCGTTACACTTTGAACTGTATATACATTGTTGTACTTTCGTTCCAAATCACTCGCTTTTGTTATTTCATCTGTTATGTTACCTTTTACGATTATGTCACCGTTTTGAATGGTCCAATAACCAACAGGATTTAATTTGAAATTTATTGGGTCAGTATAATATGTCATATAGTTCATATTTGTAGGAATATAAACATCTACATTGGAATTTTGACTCATACCTTTGGATATTGAGACACCACTACTGGCATCCCAATAAACAAAGGTGAGATTATGTTTTTGCCATTTGTCCAACCTAGTAATTGAATCAACATATCTGTTATATATAGTCATTGATGTATTAGTCATCATGTTACATAAACCGCCGTATTCATCAATCCTGTATTTCCAAGATAACTCATTGCTAATTCATAATCTCGATATGGTTGAATAGCATAATTTACACTGTAGTTTCCAACACTTTCACTATTAATTAATTTCCCATCTGCTAAATCGGATTCGTAGTAATAATCAGCAATTTCACAAGCTGCTAAATTATACTGTAGTTCAAAATATGATTCGACTGTTCTATTCTGAATCATTTTTTTCAGATTATAATCAGCTCTTTCAATATATTTTCCAAAATAATCAGATGGAATATCACTACCTTGAAAATCTTCAATATAAAAACTGTAATCTGCTAATGCCATTAAATACTCACGCTTCCATTAAGTTTTACTTGTACGGCTAATGCATTTGTAACCACATCTTTGTAAATCATTCGACCTTGCAAAGCTGATGCTCCAATATGAGTTCCATCTCTTAGATCTACAATGTTAGGCATTATTTTCCAAGAATCTATTGCTTGACACCAAATTGGAGAATATACGATGTACTGTACGTTTGCAGGCATTATGTAATTTGCTTTTACGTTAACACCATTAATTTTGCCAATGACACCATCTCTGATTAATTCAGCACCAAGTTGTCCCGAGGTATTTGAGAATTTCTCATCAGTCAATAATAAAAGTTCAGTGTCTGCACTCACAGCAACTCTCAAATCGGTAGCCATGATGCCACGTGCTTTTAAAGTTTTAATACTAGTTGCGATTGTAGAGTATGCGGTAGAGGTACTCAATGCACTAGTATCTCCTTCTGTAGTTCCACCATCTATGAGGGCATTAATAGCAGATAATTCTAAAGTTTGACCAATTACATATGATGCAGATTCTAAACGCTGAGCGACTATATTGTCAGGTACTGCATTAGCTTCGTACGAGTCGATCAATTCATTAATAGCTTTGTGATTGTCTACAAGAATTTGAGTATAAGTTGTAGACGATTGAGTAAGAGACACTCCATTCAAAATGTCATAATTGGCTAAGGTTATATCACCACCACGGACTGGGATGTTAACTGCACCAAATATCGGATTTCCCTCGAAGTCTCTGGAAAAGTCATTTCTAATGTTGAATTGTTGACGCATCAACTTTACTATGCTATTTGCATATTGCTCTTGTCTATAATGAGTTCCATTTATTGCTATTGGATTTGCCATTTTTTAATTCACCTTTATTTTTCAAAGATAGGTGATTTAAAATAGGTTTGGATGTTTTCTTTTTAAAATTGATAAATAACCTTCATCGTCATTTATTTTGTTATTTGTTGTTGGAATAACACCTGTATTTTTCACAGTATTTGAATTAGAATTTATAAACTTTGAATTTTCAGTTAAAAACATTTTTAGATTCTCTTCAAATTCGCCGTCAATTTTAGAAACTTTATAAAGTACATAATCAGCATCATCCCAATTGACACCGCTTCTTAGTACGACGTTTTCTCGTCTTAGATGTTCTTTTTCGGAGTGAATTTGATGGAATTCTTGTTCTCGTTGAGCTTGTCGCTCACCTTCAGATTTTTGACTGTCTTTCCAATTTTTAAACGCTTCTAATTCTTCCTTACTTGGCATCTGTTTCTTTGCCCGAGCAAGTCTTGACTCAATTAATTCGTTAACCTCAACTTGAGTGAATGTCTTTTCTCCTGATTCAATTATTGGATCTTCATTGTCCAAAATTTTTTCAGTATTTTCCAAAATAAAAAATCTCCTTTTTATAGCAAAGTACTAATAATAGTTTACTTGCTTATACAAAGAGATTGTCGCCAAACTTTCTACAATTTACTTACCTAAATGACGTTTGAATTTTTCTACAAAATTTTCATTTAGAGTGTATAAAAATAATTCTGGTAACTTTAATTCGTCTAAAACATTGAGTTTTACCAAATTTTCTAATGCATAATCAACATCAGGTTTACTAATATAATACAAAAAATTACTGTAAATATGATTATTCAAATCTACCCAAAACCTATTTTGATAATAGTTTTGCATATTTTCTTCGTTTTTTACGTGTAATATTCGTATCCTCTCGAAAATAATTGCTTCGTGCAAACCGAACTTTTTTGCCAATTCTGGATCAAAAGAAATCATAAGAAAAACACCTCATCGTTAAATTCCACTTGACAATCAACAAAAAGGCGTTTATTATAAATAAAGGCGGTCGTGTTGACTATATTGTGTGGTAACTAATAGTCTAGCACTTCCGCTTTTTTAAGTCAACTTTAATCTAATACTCATTTGTCTTTTTCGTTCTTCGATTGTTGACTGTGTAGGTGGTGCTAAATTCTCTGTTGGTAATGTAGGACCACTCATTTTTAAACTTATTCCGCCAACTACTTTATCTAATTCTTGGTCTGTTATTCTTTTCATAATAATCACCTTCTTATATTGTATTTGATTACTTGTACCCACCTAATTTAACTGTAATCATTTGTCCCACCCTTTTTTATGTTAAAATTATTTGAGTTCTTCTTTTAATTAGTTAGTGACCTTGATAGGGCATTTTCGCCCCATTTTTATTATTCGTTCATTAATTCAGCTTGCCTTAACATTTTTGCGTCTTTTCTATCTTGTTTTATTGCTTGTAATTCGTAATCCATATCCACGGCTATTCGCTTTAATAATTGATATTGGTCGTATAAATCGCAATATTTCTCTTCCCAATATTTTGCACTAGATTTGTTTTCTGTCATTTTAATCACCATCCTTTTTATTTAAATTTTCTGTTTTCTTTAATATATAACCTCCATTTTATATATTATAATATATTATACACGGAACATGGTAAAATATTACAGATTTTACACATTTTGGGTGACAAAATTTCAGTAGTATTTTTGTGCAAATTGCACAAAGAATAATTCAAAGTAATATGGTATAATTAAAGAGTTGATGGAAATTACTCTTGAGTGAAGAGTTGAAAACCACCCGTGAAAAGGTGGTTATTTTGTTGAAACTCTTTTGTATCCAGGTACTCTCATTCTTTCCATTTGAGTAGGTATTCCCGCTGCTTTACTGAGATTCTTATATTCATTAGTTAACCGAGTGATATTCTGTTGAGCTTTAGCTATTGCTCGTTTATTACCACTTGCCACTGCGATAATTTGAAAATCTTTCTGCTTTCTTACTTCTGTCTCAAGTTTTCGTTGTAATTGAGTTATCTCATACTTACTATATTCTTTACCTTTATAATTAATTTTTGTCCTACTTTCCAATTGAAACTGTTTTAACTGGTAATTAGTATAACTAGGACTAGATACACCTAAAACAATACTATAAGTAAAATGTTTACAGTTCATAGTTCCTATTGGTCTTGCAAGTGTATTATTAAGCTCTTCATAGGCTTGCTTGGTATACTGTCTACCTTGGTACGGCAAGTGATCTTCAGCACACAATGGATGTGCAGAAATCTCTACACCGTCAGCCCCAACTTCATAACCTATTTGATTTTGAATTCCTTGATTTACTTGCCTTACACCCTCTAGCAAATTCATCCTAACGCTTGTATCCAATCGTCTTGAGTACCCAGTTGGATAATCCATTGTCTGTATACCTTGATTAGCATAACTTTTAATTAGTTTGTACATATCATCTTGATAACCAGTGAATCCATTACTAACCGAGGTTACAGCTTGATCTATACCATTTCTATAACCAGACGCTAAGTTATACCAAATATTTTTACCTGTGTAATTAGAGGGCAAATTGAATCCAGTAGTTCGTGATGCATTTTCAAAAGTTCCCGCTGTCAAATCACCCCAAGATTTAACCTCTCGCTGAAGTCTGATATTTTCGGAATAAGGTATATAACCTAGGTTTCGATAATCATATAATGGTTTAGCAAGCGAGGTGCTTTTACTAGCAATTTGATCATAAAGCGGATATATATCGTCTATATTCTTACCAGTTGCAATCGCTAACTCTTTAATTATTTTATTAATATCTGCCCCAATTTCAACACTATTAGCAAGTACATAAGCATCACTAGGACTGAGTTGTCCAATTTGTTTTATTCTCAATCCTAATCTTTCCAACATAAAAGTAATTACAGTATTTACACGTCCCGTAAACCTAGCATCTATTAGTTCCAATACTTCTTCAGTTAATACAGACATATTAAGCTCCAACTAATTGTTGCATTGTGGGTTCATTACTGCTAATTTCATCTATTTTTTGACGAGCAACCTGTTCATCTTCATTATAAATCTTCATCCTATACTCAACTTTGCTAGTAATTCCAGCATTAACTTCTTGCATCAATCTAGTCTGTTCAGCACTATCGTTTTTAAAACGTGAATAATCCGTTATTATTTCAACTGTGCTTGTTTGAATTCCTGCCAAATAACAAACTGCTTTTACTAAACTCTCAACACACTCAATTAATACAACATCATAATTATCTTTAGTTCGATATGCATCTGAATCACGAGAGAGTACCTCAGTTGCTGTCATTGGTTGATTCCCGCTGAAACTGTAAAAGTTTTCACCAAATCCAATATTTGAAGACAACCAGTTTACTTGAGATTGAATACTATCTATATGCTCTTGATATCTAATATTGAAATCTATATCTTTAATCGGTTGCTGATCCATTCCCCGTAAAGCAACGTAGGTTGTGTCATTTTTATCAAAATAGAGAGCAGTAGTTACATTACCTGCATCATCCACTTGTGGCACACCTTTCAGAGCTGAAGCATCAATTAAAATACGCTTTCTACCTGATATAAACTCATTGTTAAAACTATCGTATATGGTGTCCAAACTCTTAAGTCTATCTATAGAGTTTCCAAAAATACTCATTCCCATTGGATTATCCAAATCATAATTGTTAGTTATTGGAAATTTCAAAACTTGGAAGTGAGGATAATCTACATCAGTATAAATTACTTCTTCCTGAACATCTGGAAACATAAGATTAAAAGGAATTTGAGTCCCTAATTCTGTCGGTATTTCTGAACGATACAAAGCGTTATACTTTGTATAAACTCTATTTTTATATTCGTGATAAACCAAATGAATATAATAAATTACATTTCCGTTTTCCATTCGAGTAAATGGATTCACAGTTACAAAACCTGTAATTTGACTATTACAATATTGAAAAGGTATTATCCTTTTTGGATCACCTATGTACTCAATCATTACCTTTCCATCTTGTAGAAACTCGCTAAATGCGACAGTTCCTAGAGCTGAACATAACTCTAATTGTCTTGGCATCATTACATTAAAATTGTTATCTTCTAATATTTCCCAAAAAACTTGAGTTTTCTCTTCTGTATCCAAATTAATCTGCACTTTATTTGACCAAAGAAGTTTAGACATGTCTTCACTCACTTTCTTTGCACAGTTCATAGTGAGTTTTTCTTTTTGCACTGTAGTACCATCTGCCAATTTGACATTGTAATAATGAAAACTAGAAACCAAACCTTTATACCACTCTTTCCAGTAGTCTATTTGTGAATAATACGCTGAATTTATACTAGTTAAACCTTCTTTCATTAATTCTTGAATAATTTGTTCATTTATTGTCATTTATCAATCTCCAAATAAAGCTCTATTTTCTGGTGTATCTTCGTACATTCTTGTAGCATAAGTTGACCAGTTTGCAGCAGCTTGATAAACAGCTAAAGAGCCAACTGGTACATAAATTCTTGTAGCGAAGCTAATTCCAGAAAAGGCTGAAGTATCATTTAATGTAGTAATAGTAGATGGTGTTGTATATCGTTTCAATGTATAAACTCGGACTGCATAGCAATATTCGAATGTACCACTTGAAATTGCTGTCAAGCCACTTGGAATAATAATTTCGCTTTTAATAGAATAACAAGAACCAAAAGCCCCACCTAAAACACTAGTTAAACTAGTAGGTATATTTAATTTTGCCAAACTTGTACAGTTATCAAAGGCACGAATGCCTATAGTTGTAACAGTGCTTGGAATATAAATATTTTCTAAAGAATAACAATAATTAAAGGAATATTCTCCGATACTAGTCACTGAATCAGGAATTATAAATTTACTTAAACTGTAATCACTATTAAACATTTCTATTCCTAAAGTGATAATTCCGCTAGACAAACTACAATATTGTAAAACATAACAGTATTCACATGCATAATTTCCTAAACTAGTTACACTAGGAAATGTTATTGATTCCAAACTCGACATAAGTTTAAATGCACTAGAATTAATTGTGTTGATATTATGTGATAAAGTAATAAATCTATTTGATTTTTGAGCATATAATCCATATGCTGAAATGCTATTTACGTTATTTCCGATAAACAAATAATTCAAACACAGTTG